ATTTCGTTGAAGTTACGGAATTTTTTTGTGAAAACAGATGGTTTTCTTTATAACAGAATTAACTTAATGAATTTCGTTGAAGTTACGGAATTTTTTTGTGAAAACAGATGGTTTTCTTTATAACAGAATTAACTTAATGAATTTCGTTGAAGTTACGGAATTTTTTTGTGAAAACAGAACGCAAAAAACCAAGGCATTTAGTTAAAAATACCTTGGTTTTTGTGTTTTTTAGTTTACTTTAACTGCGAACTAAGTTAAGCTCCGATTACTTGAGCAAAACTGTTAGTACCCGCGTTTGTAAATTTTAATTGGATAAACTCGGCAACGTATGTAGGCTTAATATAAACGTCAATTATCAGTTGATTTCTTGATATTACATCTGGTGTGTTGTTACTTTCGTCGCAAATTACTAAAAAGTCTTGAATTCCTCGACCTGATTGAACGCTGTCCAAGTAGGGTTTTATCATAGAAATTAGTCTGTTCCTCGTGAATGTATCATTGAATTCCATTACTTGATACTTCGCCATTTTTCCAAGAGCTCGTTCTAGGGTGTTGAACAAACCGCGAACATTTACACGGTCGAAAGAACTAGGGGTTGCTAGTAAGGTTTTTTGACCCCACATAACTGTACCTTGACCTGGGAAGGAAACAATTGGATTGATTGCATTTTTATACAACAAATCTCGCATTCCTGAAGTTGGGTTGAAAGCTAAACGGGAGATGTTTTTAACAAGACCTCGTTCTAACCCAGCACTTGCCCACCAAGAAGCTCGGTTGCTTGAAGTTGCAGATCTCAAACCCGCAATATCACCAGCTATGTTAACCCAACGGTATTTGTCGTTGTAGCGGTCGTATTGGTATTTGTAATTGCCGCAAGCTACTAAGAACATGTTGTTGTAGTTAAGAGCTCCGGTTTTTCTCCAATTTATCAAATTGCTAGTAGCTACTGTGGCTTTTTGACCAACCACTGAAGTGTAGTTAGCTCCGATGAAACCAATACAGTCTAAACGTGCATCTACCAACGCTTTAGCAGAAGCTCCACCGTCTAGTTCGTTTGCGATAACGATGTCAATATCTAGGGCTTCTTTGTTGTCAAAAATACTATAAGCATTTAATAAATCATCAGCTTGAATTGCAGAATCTAAACCGTGTAACAAAGCTAGGGGAGTTCCAGGAACCAAAACAGTACCCAACGGTCCACCAACAGCTGAACAATAGTTGTTAACATATTCCATAACCGCTGGAATTTCAGGAGTTGTTGCTGTGGCTGGAACCAACGGTGAAATTTGAGTCGCTTGAATAGCTACGTTGTCTTTTACGAAAACATGAGCTGAAAGGGAATTTAAAACATTTTCGATGTATTTGCTCTTGTTGTTGTGGTCTTTAGCTAATGGATCAAAACTAACAACCCAAGTTTCAACAATATTAGCACCGTCTTTGATAACAATACCAACTTCCCCTGGGACTGGAGCGTATTCAAATAAACCATCTAAAGGAATTCCTAAAAATGCATTAGAAGGTACGTCTAAACCAAAAGCACTAGGGTTAGCTATGCAAATTTCCAAAGTGTCAGTCCAACTACCGGGGTTACGTCCGATAAATTTCAACTTACTAGAAGCACCTGCGAATGGAATACTAATTTCCTTCATAGCATACTCAGAGGCGTTTTCAATAACCATCAAAGAAGAAGCCAAAACGTTAGAAGGAATAACCGCAGTTCCGGAACTAGCGACTTCACCAACACCGTTCATAGAACGAATCACCGAATATACAGAAGCTCCTGAAATTACATCAACTACCGGCAAACGGTCCAAAGTCAAAACGTTCAAAATTGAATCAACCGCTACAACCATGTAAACATTAGCCAAATCTGGCAAACCAGTCCCAGTGTCGAAAGCAATCCAACTACCAACTGTGAAATTACTAGCTAAAGTCACTTGAACTTCCGGAACAGTAGCTGTACTAGCAACAACTGCAGTAGCTACAGTCTCTCCAGCAATAACAGTCCCAGTTCCACCAACGTTAGAAGCTCTAGAAACTAAAAGCTTGTTGCTGTACTGTAAAAAGTTATAAGCTTGGTAAAAATCATTATAATTCGTATTAGTAGGGCCGCCGTAAAATGTCAACAAATCCTGAACGCTAGTGATTAACGTCTCAACACCTACAGGTCCCTTTAAAAAATCACCACTAAAAACTCCAACACTGGAAGCTATAGTTGGTACAATCGTACTGGCGTTAATCTCTTGGATATAAACACCCGGGTTTAGCATCTCTGCCATATTACTCTCCGTTTTTGGTACTTTAAATCTTCCGTGTGATGAAAAGAACTCAGTTCTTTAAAGTCAGAAGAACACATAATTAATTGAAATATATATCCACATCTAGTTATAAAAACCTAGCTTTATGTGCGTACTTTTTTTTAAACATCCTTTTTAAGAATGCTGGAAATACAATTTCCATAGAGTATTTATAAAAAACACCAAAAACATAAAAAAACAATGCTAGGATTTTCTAACGTTGTTTGGATTGTTTAGATGATTGGCATTTGTGGAGAACCTGGGACGCCTGGAGTGCCAGCACTCATACTGTTAGCTAAATCTGTGCAAGCTTTTACAGTTCTAGCAGCTTCTAAAGTAGCCATGTTTGCTTGTTTAGCAGCTAGACGTTTTTTATACTCAACACCAACAGCTTGAGCGATCACACCAGCTTCAGCTAATGGCAAAACGTGCAAAACGTTAGAACTGTCGTAAAAATCAACAGTCGAAGATTTCAAATTAGTACTTAGTTGAATCTCAGCAGACAGTTGTTGAAAACTGAAAATGTTAACATCCCAAGAATTAACACCGATTTTCAAAGGTGTTCTCAAAGCACTAGCGAATACGTCGCGAATTTGCCCTTTGATAGATTCTTTGTAAAAAGACCCTAAGTAGTTTTGGAAAATACCATCACCCATCTTTTTAATACTAGCTGCGTTCCAAACCTTACCGTCTGGATGCTGCATCTGTTCGAACAAAACCTTACCGTCCATCTCAACAGTAAAACCCTTCTTAACTAAATTTAACTTTAACATTCATTCTCCTCTTTTTTATTTTATTTATACTTCTGAATTTTTATATCAACCGTATGTATAACTCGGATGCGAACCATCTGGTGTGTCAATACTAGCAAAAAAAACAGGCCCAGATAATAAGTTGGAAGGGTTTGAAAGCGTACCGAATACTGTAGGTTCAGGAGCTATCGTGTACCATATACCTGTTGCCATATTCAACGCATAATGACTTGGAATGCTTGGTGTTATAATACCAGAAAGCAACATGCTGTACCCTCCAATTATTACTATGGTGCCCGTCATCATAGTGATTTGCGTGTGGTAGTAAGCTTTAATTGGTAAATTTGTAGATTTTATCCATAATCCCAGAGATGCTTTATAAATATACACCGTTTCTTGAGCGCGAAATTGGCTATTGCCCCAAATGTCCATTGTGTATCCATACCCACCGGTTATATAAACATCTCCGTTCAACGCTGTGGATTGACCGTGCGCGTAAATACTAACTGGTAAGTTGGCTCCAAGTGTCCAAGTGTCAGTGGTCGGATTGTACAAATGTACAGCTGTGGTTCCAGACGAGGAGCTCGTTGACCCCCCGGTCACCATAACTGTACCGTCTAAAAGAATTGATTGTCCTTGTCCGTTGACCGCAGTTGGTAAAGGCGATTTGATTGTCCAAGTGTCGGATGTTGGGTTGTATGAATAAACAGTTGAAATTGACCGTGTACCGTCATATCCTCCGACTGTTAGCACGTTTCCGTTTTGGAGTGTTGTTATTCTGTGGTTAAATACCTGTATCGGCATCGCCTTTTTGGCAGTCCAGATGTCTGTTGTTGGATTGTACGCGTACGAGTACGCCGGAAACGTAATTGCGGTTGTATACGGTGATATATATCCACCAGTTACAAAAACAGTTCCGTCCAATAAGGTAGACTGAGAATAACTTACCACATTTTCTGGCATCGGCAACTTTGCGGTCCACACGTCTTGATAAACATATGGAAATTGAGCAGGCGTTGTCCAAGTTGCTGTTCCTAAACCTGAAGTCAACGTCGCTGAATTGTACTTAACCGTGAACGTATAACTTGTGTTTACTTGCAGTATTCCTTTAGGCATCGTGATTGTTGTTAAATTAGCTAAATCGCCTACTGAACTCCAAACTGTAACTCCGGAAGAATCTGTAACTATCCAATCTGTACTTGCGTGGGACTCAACAGCTCCGGTTATTACATATGCTGAACTTGTTAAAATTGGATTTTCTGGAAGTTTAGTCGCTGAACCTTCAACTGAAATAGTTGGAGTTTCTATAAACGCAAATTGAGCTTTGGTGACTGCCGTTACCGAACCCCAACCTGTGGTTAAAGTGCTCGTGTGATGTCTGACTTCAAAAGTGTAACTTGTATTTACTGCTAAAACGCCTCTTGGAATTTGAATAGATGTTAAACTACTAACGTTGCCTAAACTTGACCAAATCGCCTGACCTGATGAATTTTTAACTTGCCAATCCGAACTGACGTGAGTGCCTGCGTTCCCAACAGAGCTTAAAACTGAACTAGACAACGTTGGGTTTTCAGGAACTAAAGCGGGACCACCTTCAACTGAAATAGTCGGGTCGTTTAAAACCGCTGCAATCGTCCCAGCTTGAACTGAACCGTACAGGGATGTTAATGTTTGTGTGTTGAATCTAGCTTCAAAAGTATATGTTCCACCAACTTGGACGATGCCAGATGGCATTTTTATAGAAGTTAAATTAACGGTGTCTCCTTGAACTGTCCAAGTTTGAACCCCCGACGAATTCCTAACCACCCAATCTGTACTTACGTGGATTTCAGTAGTTCCTAACATAGCAAATGGGGAGGTTGAAATTACAGGAGCTAACGGAACAGAACTAGGACCTCCTTCAATTCGAACTGTTGGTGTTAGAATACTTGGGTAGTTGAGAACCGTTCTAGCGCCTAAAGTTCCGGGGGCTGAGGTTAACAACCGGCTGTGGTAAATTACTGAGAAAACATACCCAGTATTAGGCATTAAAATACCCAAAGGAACTCTAGCTGTTGTTAAATTAACAGTATCAGATAAGCTTGACCAAACCACCACACCGTTAGCATCTTTAACAGACCAATCTGTACTTACATGAGTTTCGTTAATACCTTGAACTACGAACGCGGAGCTAGTCAATGTTGGATTTTCAGGGACTGAAGTAGGAGAACCTTGAACTTGTAAAGTTGGAGTTTCGACAAAAGGAGTGATTGTAGCACCTTGAACGGACCCTTCTAAAGATTGCACTAAGTCAGAATGGTAAACAACCACGAACGTGTAAGAAGTTGCTAAATTTAACAAACCGGCTGGTAACAACATAGATGTTAAATTAACAGTATCTCCTAAACTTTCCCAAAACACAGTGCCGAATGAGTCTAAAACTTGCCAATCTGTACTCGTGTGTCCAGCTTGTACACCTTGGGAGACAAACGGTGAACCTGAAATAACTGGAGCTAATGGAACCGAACTTGGTCCCCCTTCAACTTGAACTGTTGGAGTTTCTATGCGCGGAAAAACCAGAACTGTAATAGCTTGAACTGTCCCAGGTAAGGATGTTAAAGTTAATGATTTGTAAAGCACTGAAAACACATAAGTAGTGTTAGCTGTCAACACCCCTAGTGGAATCTTAACCGAAGTCAAATCTGGTGAATCTACACTTTCCCAAACTACTAAACCGGAAGTGTCAGTAACTGTCCAAGTTGAACTAGCGTGTGTTTCGTTAGAGTTGAAAGTTACAAAAGGTGAAGATGTTAAAGTTGGAGATTCGGGAACTGAACTCGGACTACCTTCAACTTGAACTGTAGGCGTTGTTATTAACTTCAACATAGGAGTTACTTGAACGGTCGGAGACCACCCGCTTAAATGTTCACCTGAAATATACCGAACTCTGATAAAAACAGGAGCATCTGTGCTCAAACCATAAAACATATTTCTAGTTAAGTTGATGGTATCTTTTAGAGATTCTCTGATTACGTTAGTGAACATACCATCAGTAGCTATTTGCCAATCTGTACTCCCGTGAACTCCTTCGAAAACTAGTTGGTTTGTATAAGGAGATATTTCAACAACGCCAACAAACCCAGCATCTCCTTGAACTGGGGTTAATAGGTGAGGAGTTACGATGTTGAAGTCGTTCCCGTTGGGCAAGATGTCAATAGGGATTATAGGATACCCACCTAGTTTAACCCCATCGTGGATGACTGGAATATCTCTAGTTGTGTCGATAGTCATTTCACCAGGAAGTCCAGTAAACACAGCGTGTTCATTTTGGGTTCCTTTTCTCAGTTGTAGGGTTTCTCTAGTTAACGGCACAAGTCTGATTTCCTTTTTGTATGTTATTTATACATCTAACATTAGTAAGAAATGTTTATGAATAAATCCAAGTTTTGCCACCACCAGTGACAACAACTCTACCGTCCGGTATAACAGTGCTATTTACGTATGTTGGTAATACTGTGGTTGAAACTGATTGAACTGTTGTGTGCGCTATAGGATCTAAAGTATATTTACTAATTGCTGTAGTATTAAGCACTAACACTTTACCAGTATACAACGTGCAAACTGCTGGATACGATCCTGATACAGGAATTGCATAAGAAGACCAAAGATTTGTGGATATGTTAAACTCGTATGCAGTTCCGGTTGTATGTATTACCAAAACGTTTCCGTTTGATAATACAGTGGCTCCAAAAGAGGATAACGCTGTAGGTAATGGTACGCCAGCAGTCCATGAGTTCAACGTCGGATCATAAATTTGAACACCAGCCGAGTTGCCAACTAAAGCTACACTGTAACCGACAATTACCATAACTTTGCCAGAGTTCAACGTGACTTGAGCTCCGTGCGATGAACCGGTTATTATAGGTGCTTTAGTTGTCCAAATATTAGTAGCTGGATCATATGAATAAACTACCGTTCTATGTGTTGCGTTCCATCCACCAGATACTAAAACAGTGCCGTCTAACAATGTACTCATATTGTACAGTGCTAATGCTACAGGCATCGAAGCTTTCGCTGTCCAAACATCATTCGCCACGTTGTACTGTAAAACTGTAGCAGAAGCTGGATAACCTCCAGCGGCTAAAATATCTCCGTTGTTCAATAATGTTTGCGCGTAATCTCCTGATATAGGAACAGTCGCTTTTACTGCAAATGCATCAGCGTATATATAAACAAACACGGCTAAAGTTGTTCCTCCAGCTGTGCCTAAACCTGATACTAAATTCAACGTGTGGTACTTAACTGTGAATGTGTAACTTGTGTTCACCGTCAAAACACCTTTTGGCACAGTTACTGAAGTTAAATTAACCAAATCACCCACTGAACTCCAAACTGTAACACCTAAAGAATCCGTAACTACCCAATCTGAACTCAAGTGTGTCTCTGTCGTTCCTAAAGTCGCAAACGCTGAACCTGTCAACAATGGGTTCTCTGGAACTGCTAAAGGAGCTCCTTGAACTGTCAATGTTGGAGTCAAAACACTTGGGAAATTCAAAACTGTAGTCCCTTGAGAACCTAAAGAGACACTTGATAAACTAGCTGTGTTGTATTGAACTGTGAATGTGTAAACTGTACCTTGAACTAACTGACCTTTTGGAACTGTGATTGAAGTTAAATTAACCGAATCACCTACCGAACTCCAAACTACAACACCTGCTGCGTTCTTAACTACCCAATCTGAACTCAAGTGCGTTTCCGTAGACCCTACTAGACCAAATATAGAACCCGTCAACAATGGATTTTCAGGAACTGAACTTGGAGTTCCTTGAACTGTCAAAGTTGGTACGTTAACTGATGGAAAAACAGTCAGTGTAGATCCAGAAGCAGTTCCTACTGGAGATTTTAAAGTTAACGAATTATAAACTACTGAAAATGTATAACTCGACCCTTGGAACAAAACACCAGTTGGAACTTTTATAGTTTTCAGATTCAAAGTGTCACCTAAACTTGACCAAATTACAGTCCCTGAGACGTTAGTTATCGTCCAATCTGAACTTACGTGTGTTTCTGGAACTCCAACTATTGAATATACAGTACCTGTTAAAATTGGAGATTCTGGGATGCTAGTTGGTCCACCTTGGATTGAAATAGCTGGGGCGTTTAGGTAGTTTAAAATTGTCGAATTGACAGCTGTTCCTAAATTACTAATCAACGTCTGGGCGTTGTATCGAACTCCAAAAGTATAAGTTCCTCCAACTGTCAACGTGTTAGCTGGGACTTGGATAGATGTCAAATTAACAGTATCACCGATGCTTGACCAAACTGTAACACCTGCTGAATCTAGAACTGTCCAATCTGTACTTACGTGTGTTTCTGTAGATCCTAAAATAGAAAACGGTGAACTTGTCAACAGAGGATTTAACGGAACTGCTGAAGGACCACCTTGAACTGTAATAACCGGAGTGTTTAACCCAGCGAACACCAAAACGGTAGTTCCTTGAACAGTAGCAATGGTTGAATTCAAAGAAGCTGAGAAGTATTGAACACTGAAAGAGTACGCATTTCCAACCAACAGGGCATTTTTAGGAATATTAACTGATGTTAGGTTAGTTGTTGTATTTTGACTCCATACGATAGTACCTGCTGAATTTTTAACAGTCCAGTAGCTACTAGCGTGAACTTCATAACTACCAACTGTCGAATAAGCAGATCCAGTCATTGTTGGATTTTCAGGAACTGAAGAAGGACCCCCTTGAACTGTGATAACTGGGGTGTTGATTGAAGGAGGAACTGTAGAAGCTGTAGAGACTCCGTCGTTTGAAATGAGCGTATTGGATCTATATTTAACAGCGAATGTATATGGGACTGAAGTAGTGAGCAAGTTAGCTGGGACTTGAATGGATGTCAAATTAACAGTATCCCCGATGCTTGACCATACGGTAACGCCAGCTGAGTCGGTAATTGTCCAATCTGAGCTAAAGTGTGTTTCAGTAGACCCAACTATTGAAAACGCGGAGCCAGTTAGAGTTGGTGTTAGTGGTACTGCCGAAGGTCCACCTTGGACGGTTAGAGAAGGTGCATTTATATAAGTTTGGCTAGGAACTGCGATAACTGTAGGTGACCAAGAGCTAAGATGCACTCCAGAGACGTATCTACATCTAATATAGACAGTAGCTGTAGTGAGACCGGTTACGTTAAATCTAGTCAAGTTACTAACATCGTGGTAGCTAGAGCTGATCATGTTCAGGAACAGCGAATCTGTTGCAATTTCCCAATCGGTGCTAGTATGTAGTCCTTTAAACACAGGTTGGAGTGTATAAGGTGAGCTAACGATAGAGCCAACGAAGGAAGTTGAGTTGGTTATAGGGGTAGTTATGGTAGGTGTTATGATATTGAAGTTAGTGCCATAATCAACTCTGACGGAGGATAGGACTGGAAATCCCCCAACGGTAACACCGTCGTGAATAACAGGGACGTTGAGAGTAGTATCGACAGTCATTTCCCCATTTCTACCTATAAATTGTTGATGTTGGGCAGTAGTTCCACTTCTAAGCTGTAGCTCTTTTTTCATAACGTGTTATATTTCCTTTTTTTCACTTATTTATATTATTCAATGATAAATCTCAAAATCACCATTTATTTTTCATAATTTCATCAGCTTCTATTTCATCTATTTTCATAATACGAGTAAGTGTTTGTTTAACATCTATTGGATGTCCCAAAACGATACTAGAGCCTGTTCTTTTATCGTATTTAACTTGGACTTGTATTTTCTTAGCTTCGACAGTGATTTGTTTTATGTGTTCGTTTATTCTATTCAGGTAAACTTTAACTTTAATATTCATATTTATGTAGTTAATTCCAATTTATAATCTGTTGATATTAATACGTAAAATCCATAATCGTCGTTGCGTAGCCCGTGGATATTTTTAAAACATTTCATCCAAAGTTTGACTAAATATTCCACTTTGAAGTGTTGGGCTATGTCTATTTGGAAGTTCCTGAGTTCTTCAAACTTTAACATTTCAACGAGTTCCATGATAGACTGTACTGTTATGTCTTTTTCTTCAGTTGCGTAAATACCATAATCGGTACACCACATAAACATAGCTTCGGGGTCTGATTTCCACAAACCCACCATGAATTTTTTAAGTTGTCCTTTTGGTAGATTCATGTCAACCGAGCCGTGTGATTTTTTGAAAAATTTACGGTTCAGTTGTATTTTATACACAAATTTCCCATAACTTTGAGCAGTTTCCAAATTTCCACAGTACAGTCCAACCCCTTCTTGCGAGTTGCCATTTTCCAAAAACATATATTTAGGGTCTATTTTTGTAAATTTCGTATCGGAACCGTGGTAAACCGTAACTAACGTGTCCTTGGAACTTCTAGATTCGTTAATTTCGCTATTTCCAGTTGAGTGACTGATCGAGTTTATATAACTTCTATATTTCACGTATTTCATATGTTTAATAATCTTCTTCATCTCCGTAAAATTTAGCATACAGCGGGTTTTTCGCTTCTTTTTGAATCCGTTTAAACTCAGTTTCAATCTTTTCGTCGGTGAATCCAAAAACTTCCTTCAAGATGGTTTCGATGCTGAACAATTTACCTTGGTATTCTTGAGCTGTTGAGTAAACGTCCAATTTAGCTGTAAAAGTATCCAATTTCATTTTTTCGATGAACGTATTTTGGTTAACGAATGAAATTTCAACAGACCCTTCGCGTTCTTCCCATTCATCTTCAGACATAGTACCAGTGGATATAACTTCGCGTTTTAGCAGTTCTTTAAAAACAGACGTGAACACGCGTCTAATTCTAGTTATGAACATGAAAAATTTCAAATCTTCTTTCGTGGTTTCTGTTGAATCTGTAGCGAATGAATGGTCTGAATCTGAGTCGATTCCGATTCTAGAGCTTGGAATTTTTAAAGATTTGTACAGTTTTTTATTAAAGTACAAAATGTCGTTGAGTTCACCTAAGTTTCCAGTTTCGTCCAAAACATCAACGGTTGTTCCTTTCCCACCGGATCGGTTAGCGAACCAATAGTCTTCAACCATTGAAGTTATGTGTTGTTGGTTTGAAACTTCCCCAGTTGCGTTGTTGTAGAACTTTTTATATTTGAACTTACTCTGGTACTCTCTCATAACTTCAGAACCACGTTTAGCTGGCAATTCACCAATATCTACATTGAACACTCTTCTTGAAATACTCCGACTGAACCTCAGAGGAACTAGCAAATCTTCTAAAGTTTTCAACAAGTTAGCCGGTTTAGATGCATATTCTAAATACCCCAAGTTAACTTTACCGTCGTACATACCGAAGTCTTCTCTTATGATTTCTTCTTTGGAGTATTCATTTTTAGTGTCCGTTGTGTACATATGCGAACGTTCTCTGTCTACATATTTGTAGTTAGCTGTACTAGGATCTAAAAACAACATAGTCGGTTCGATCATTTTGATAGATTGTATACCTTGCTTAGCATCTTCCCCATACGCAGCGTGAAGAACGATCTGTCCATCTACGTACCCACGTCTAACTATGTTGTACAAATTGCGTTTAATGTTCAACAATTTTAGAATTTTGTTGAATTTTTCTTGAATGGCTGTTACGATTTTGTCATTTTCTTCATTTATGTCAATTTTAACGGGGGTTGAGTCATCATATACAAAAATAATCTCATTAACAATTTCGTCAACAGCGTCTGTAACTTCTGGTTGCATAGCTAGTTGACGATATTGCATGATTTTTTCTTTCTGTTTGAACAAAGTGTCAGAATCATCACTGCCTGAAAATAAAGTATTCGTATTGGAATTATCGTAGAAAGAGCCAGTTGGGTAAGTGTCAGTCAAATCTGCTAGAACGTTAGGCGGTTTCACAGTTGAACTCTGAACTGCCTGTTCTTTAGTGTTTAAAAATGACTTCACTATTTCGTTAATCGCTTCTAATCTCATGTTTTTTTAGAATCCTTATAAATGTTATGTGTTATGTATTTATAAAAAGAAAATTATAAATATCATGTATGAATTTTAATTTCGATTCGACTCCTGAGTATGATTTAAACACATCTTTGATAGATGAGGTTATCGGGTTGTACGGCATAAGTGTTAAGTTTTTGATAACTCATAAGATAAACGCAGACACGTTGGTTTTTGGAGATTATTCACATTTGAAGACTGACAACAACGCTATTTATGACATATTCATGTTACCTGAAAGCACAGATGATTGGAATCACACGAACGATTCCTTTTCTCAATTTGGTTTGGTGAATTTTGAAAATATAAACTTGTACGTTTCTAAGAAGAACGTTGTTGATTATGTACCTCAGTTGGCACAAAATCAAGGGACGTTGACTGGTAATTTGGTAGTTTTGCCGAATCATAAAATTATGGAAATTACATCTAGTGTTTGGGAAGTTCCCGGAGTTAACAATGTATTTACGTCAAACGCTCGAAAGTCAGTCATTAAGTTATCTTGTAAACCTTACGACAACAAGCTAATTTCTGAAGTAACGCCTGCTGATGTTTCAGTAACACCTGGTGTTCCTTATAATTCTTTGGATGTTTACTTCAATGAACTGATAGCTCAAACAGCAGCTCAAAACGTAGAAGCTGAAGTAACTCCTAACGTAGTAACCGTTCAGAAAACAGGAGCTATTGACTCGGTTGTTCAGAAACCAACGGTTGACACTTCAGTTAAGGATGTTTGGGGTAATTTTTAAATGAAACACGGTCGTAAAGGTGGTTATAGGAATTTAGTAGGGTGGTATGACATGTTACATCCAGAAAAGTTCATAGAACCGAGTGATAATTTCATGGGGTCTTTCAAACTTGGTAAAGTTCAGTACAAATCTAAACTAGAGTTAACCAGTTTCAAATATTGTGATTTTAATCCGCGTGTTAAACGTTGGAGTTTGGAACCGTTACCGATTCCTTACATTAAACCAACTGACAATTTGCTCCACAGATATTTTGTAGATTTATACATAGAGTTCAACACAGGACATAAATTTTTAGTTGAGATTAAGTCAAGTTCTGAAACCAAACCTCCTAAAATGCCTCGAAAAAGAGCGCAAAAAACAGAACTGAACTACAACAAAGCGGTTATAACATACGCGGTCAACGCAGCTAAATGGGAAGCTGCTGAAAAATTCGCTACAGAAAACAACATGCAGTTTGCGATTTTAACAGAACACGAACTTTACGCACAAACAAAGTGAGAATAATATGCCTATAAGATTAAAAAGTAAAAAACAACTAACACAGTTTACCAAATCCCAGCTAGGAGCTCCTACGATCAACATAGAAGTTTCTGACCAGCAAATTTCTGAAATTATAGACGCAGCTGTTCAGAAATTCACCGAATATGCTTATGGTACTTTAGAAGGAACTGTGGTTGTGCAAATTTCAGGAGCTAAAGAATACCCAATGCCCGACACGATGACCAACTTGATTAAACTGAGTAAAGGTAGCACTAGCAACTTGACTAATTTCTCGGCTAATTTTGGTTCTGGATACGTTCCAGATATGTGGTCTAATCAATATTTTAGCGATTCGCTGACTGGTGGGATTATGCCTGGAATTATAGCAATCAGTACGACTAAAGCTCTTTTAGATAAGTTTTTCTCAGACGACATAGTTTACAACTTCAACCCATACAGCAAAAAACTACAAGTTCTTGAAAACTACCACGGAGCTGCCATAGTTCACTATCAATACGAATACTTAGCAAACGACGCAAACGATTTAGTATTCAACCACGAATGGATTAAAAACTACACGAAAGCTAAAGTTAAAGAACTATGGGGAACAGTAACTGGTAAATTTTCCCAATCATTGGTAGGTGGAGCTACTATAAATTACGACAGACTAATAAGTGAAGCTCAACAAGAAATAGAAACTCTAAACCAAGAACTTATGTCAAAATGGTCAGACCCTTGTCCAATTGACATAGCTTAAACACAAAAAGCAACCAAATGTTTGAACAGTTGGTTGCTTTTTGGAATGATCGCCTATTATAGACCGGGCGATGCGATCACCTCTTTCTACTCAATAGTAGGTGAGCTTGTTTGGTTGCTTTACGTTATTTTTTTAAGATTTAGAACCGCGTTTCCGAGGTGTACGTTTAACACTTTGTTCTTCAACAGCTTCAACAGCTTCAACAGCTTCAACAGCTTCAACAGCTTCAACAGCTTCAACAGCTTCAACAGCTTCAACAGCTTCAACAGTCACGTCTGAAGATTGTTCTGTTAAAATTTCTTCGTTATTTTCTTTAATTTCTTTAATTTCTTTAATTTCTTTAATTTCTGTAACTAGACCTAGTTGTTTCAATCTAGTTGTGACTGAAGGGACTTCGTCACCTTTAAAATAAGTATTTTCTCCGAATTGAAATTCTTGAGTTGCGTAAAATGTCATATGTCCTCTCTTTTTTAAAATGATTTCAACACGTCGGCAGTTGACATTGCTGACGTGTTTGATTTTGTTGTTTTACTTGGTGTTTCTTCCAACGTTTGGCTTTTAAGTTTATTTATATTTAACAGAACTGAAGAAATATCTTTATAAGCAGTTATGTAAAGTTTCATATTATCAGCAACTGCTCGGTTCAACTCAGCGAATGAAGTTACTAAATTTCCGTTAGTTTTACTGTCAACTTCTAAGAGTTCTAACGTTATAGCGTTTAAAACTCTCCTGCCGTTGTCTGCGTTTTCTTTCAAAGTTGACCGGATGTATTGAAAATCATGTACCATGTTTTTAAGGTTTATAATCTCAGAACTATTCAACGTGTAAGCTAACGTGTCGTTAGTTTCGGCCGTTTGAACCATTTGAACTATTTCGTCACCTTCAACATTCAACTCTTCGGCGATGTCTAAGTTCTGCGTCAATTTGTCAGTAATTGAGTTCATCCGGTCACTTAACAACATTGCTTTTTCTTCAACAGAATCAAACGTCGCTGTGTTTGTCATTCTGTAATTTTCTTAGAACCGATAATTGATTCTTCACGAAGTAGTAAAAATTCTCCGTCTAAAAAATCCAAATCCAACCCGTCAGTTTCAGGCCACAGTACAAAACTACCAACCTCGTATCCAGTAACGTCATCACCGACTTCTTGAACCACCCCGGCTGTTTCACGATCGATTGAAGAAGCGTCTATGTTCAAAGGTATGATAATTCCAGAATCTGTAGTTTTTTCATCGATTCGTTTGTCCACTTTAATCAACAACGAATCAGCTTTGGGTTTGAAATTGGTACTCGTTAAGTTTACTAATTGTGCTCTTCTCATATATATATATTCTCTCTTTTTTAAATAAAATAATCAGGATGTGTGTTTTTCATACTACATAGGTTTTCTTCTTCTTCCAACAGACGTTTGTTTAAAATATCGGTCATCGCGTGTTTTGGTTGTTCAGTTAGTTTCTTTTTACATCTTTCGATACTTACTAAAATAATGTCAATTTTAGTCTGTGTGTCTGTAAAATCCTGTACGTGTTTAAATTTCATGTGTTATAATTTGATAAATCTCCTTCCAGTTCCGAACCCTGCGCAACTCACCTCTGTAATTAGCGTTGTACTCATGGCTCATTATTAAAGAAGTTAACCCAACCATATCTCCGTCAATCGCGTTATTAACATCATCTTCGATCCAATAACACCCTGTGTTTTTAAACTTACTCAAAGCTTTCAACTTCGAACCGAAACAAGGTAAATATTCAAAAGAGCTAAACACATCTCCGAATATATCCTTCAAACTGCGAGTTCTCAAATCACCAGCTGGACCATCGTCACTCATTGAGGAAATTACATGAAATTTAAACCCCTCTTCGTGTAATTTTTTAACATACTTGATGCTGTCTTTATATTGAGTTAACTTCCCAATCCAAGCAGATTCGTTAAACTGTTGAATTATATGGTTAATTTCACCATGTGAAACTCCATAATGTTCATCCAAAGCGTAAGTTGACGGGTTTACAGAAGTGTCAAATTCACACCCTTGAAATTGCATCCATTTGTTAAAATGGTACAACCAGTCTAATAAAACTCCATCACAATCTACCAAAATATCCTTTTCTTTGGTTACGTACATTTATTTATATCCTTTTGTTATCTCGCTTCACTAGTCGGTCTGTGGTTGTAATAAAACGAATTCTTTTCGTTATCTTTTCGTT